TCAGACCAGTTCCACGTCCAGAACGCCGGGTGCGGCGCGCAGAGCCGCGGCGATCTCCGGCGAGAGGCGGAATTTCTCCGTCAGTTCCACCTCGATTTCCCGCCTGCCGTCATCCTTGATGACGATGAAGGAGACGAGGCCGTCGCCGCGGGCATTCAGATGCCGGGCAACCGTTTTCAGCGGGCCGGAATCGCGCACATAGACCCGCAGCGCCTTCTGCATCTGCACCGATTTTTCTTCCAGCGACTGCGCCGTCTGGATGCGAAGGCCGATGCCTTCCGGCCGCTCGTCGGCCTGCACGGTGATCACCAGCGATTTGCCCGGCTCCAGAAGGTCACGGTACTGGTTGAGCGCCTCGGAAAACAGGATCGCCTCGAACTGGCCGGTCGCATCCGAGAAGGTGACGATGCCCATCTTGTTGCCGGTGCGCGTCTTGCGCTCCTGCCTGGCCGTCACGGTTCCCGCCAGACGCCCGGCCGAGGCGCCGGCTTTCACGGCGGCGGAAAACTCGGCAAAATTCTGCACGCGCATCTTGGCCAGCACATCCTTGTAGGTATCGAGCGGATGGGCCGAGAGATAGAAGCCGAGCACCTGATATTCGCGCATCAGCTTTTCCGATGCGGTCCAGGGGTCGAAGGAGGGCAAAATCAGCTTTTCAGGTCCGGCCGCAGACGAGGAGCCGAACATGTCGTGCTGGCCGCTCGTCTTGCCTTCGGCGGCGCGCTGCGCATAGCCGATGATGCGGTCGAGGCCCGTCACCAGTTCGGCGCGGTCCTTGCCGAAGCAATCGAAGGCACCGGCATAGATCAGGCTTTCCAGCACGCGGCGGTTCACCTGCTTGGGATCGATGCGCAGGCAGAAATCCTCGATGCTGGCAAAGGGCGTGTCGCCGCGCACCGAAACGATATGCTCCACCGCCGATTCGCCGACGCCCTTGATGGCGGCCAGCGAATAGAAGATGCAGTTCTCGCCGGTCTCGAACTTGCGGAACGAGGTCTGGATCGATGGCGGCACCACCTTGATGCCGAGGCGCGACGCATCCTGCCGGAAATCGTTCAGCTTCTCGGTATTGGCCATGTCGTAGGTCATCGACGCGGCGAGGAACTCGACCGGATAATGCGCCTTCATATAGGCCGTCTGGTAGGAGACGATGGCGTAAGCCGCGGCGTGGCTCTTGTTGAAGCCGTAATTGGCGAACTTTGCCAGAAGATCGAAGATCAGGTCGGCCTGCGGCTTGGACACGCCGTTCTTGATCGCGCCATCCACGAAACGGGCGCGCTGCTTGTCCATCTCCTCCTTGATCTTCTTGCCCATGGCACGACGCAGGAGATCGGCTTCGCCGAGCGAATAGCCGGACAGGACCTGCGCGATCTGCATGACCTGTTCCTGGTAGACGATGACGCCCTGCGTTTCCTTCAGGAGGTAATCGATCTTCGGATGGATCGATTCGATCTCTTCCTCGCCATGCTTGCGGGCATTGTAGACCGGGATGTTTTCCATCGGGCCCGGGCGATAAAGCGCCACCAGCGCGATGATATCCTCGATGCAGTCCGGCTTCATGCCGAGCAGCGCCTTGCGCATGCCGACACTTTCCACCTGGAACACGCCGATGGTTTCGCCGCGCGAGAGCATCTCGTAGGTTTTGGTGTCATCGAGCGGGATCTTTGCGAGATCCACATGGATATCGCGCTTGGCGACGAAATCCACCGCCGTCTTCAGAACCGTCAGGGTCTTCAGGCCGAGGAAGTCGAACTTCACGAGACCGGCCTGTTCCACCCACTTCATGTTGAACTGGGTGACCGGCATGTCGGAGCGCGGATCGCGGTACATCGGCACGAGCTTCGACAGCGGCCGGTCGCCGATCACGATGCCGGCGGCATGCGTCGAGGCGTGGCGGTAAAGCCCCTCGATCTTCTGGGCGATATCGAGCAGGCGGGCGACGACGGGTTCTTTCTCCGCCTCCTCCTGCAGCTTCGGCTCCTCCTCGATCGCCTTGGAGAGAGGCGTGGGATTGGCGGGATTGTTCGGCACCAGCTTGCAGATCTTGTCGACCTGGCCATAGGGCATTTCCAGCACGCGGCCGACGTCACGCAGCGCCGCACGCGCCTGCAGCGAACCGAAGGTGATGATCTGCGCCACCTGCTCGCGGCCGTATTTCTGCTGCACGTAGCGGATCACCTCTTCGCGGCGATCCTGGCAGAAGTCGATGTCGAAGTCCGGCATCGAGACGCGTTCCGGGTTGAGGAAGCGCTCGAACAGCAGCGAGAAGCGCAAGGGATCGACGTCGGTAATGGTCAGCGCATAGGCGACCAGCGAGCCGGCACCGGAACCGCGGCCGGGGCCAACCGGAATATCCTGCGTCTTCGCCCATTTGATGAAGTCCGACACGATCAGGAAGTAGCCGGGGAACTTCATGCGCTCGATGACCGACAGCTCGAAATCCAGCCGCTCGCGGTAATCCTGCTCGGTATAGCCGGCCGCCATGCCGAGTGCGGCCAGTCGCTGTTCCAGACCTTCCACCGACTGGCGGCGCAGTTCCGCCGATTCGGCACGCTCGGCCTCCTCCGCATCCTCGGTCGCGCCGGTGAAGCGCGGCAGGATGGGTTTGCGCGTCTTCAGGATGAAGGAGCAGCGCCGCGCGATCTCGACGGTGTTGTCCAGCGCCTCCGGCAGATCGGCAAACAGCTTTGCCATGTCCGCCCGGCTCTTCAGATAATGATCCGGCGTCAGGCGGAAACGGCTGTCATCGGACACGATCGCGTTGTGCGCCACCGCCATCAGCGCGTCATGGGCGTCATATTCGCCCTTCGAGGGGAAGAAGGCCTCGTTGGTGGCAACCAGCGGCAGGTCGTGGCGGTAGGCAAGCTCGATCAGCCGGCGTTCGTGGCGCCGGTCGTAGCGGCCATGCCGCTGCAACTCGACATAAAGCCGGTCGCCGAACACCGCCTTCAGCCGGAGAAGACGCTGCTCCGCCTGGGCCGCATGGCCTTCCTTCAGCAGCGGATCGATCGGCCCGGAGGCAAAGCCGGTGAGCGCGATGATGCCATCCGCGCCCCCCTCTTCCAGCCAGGACATGGCGATGTGCACCGCCTGATGACTGCCTTCACCGCCGAGATAGGCACGGCTGACGAGATCCACCAGCCGCTCGTAGCCCACCGCATTGGTGGCAAGCAGCACGAGCGCCGGCAGCTTGGCGAGACCGTTCTGGTTGCCGCGCTTTTCCTCGCCCTGATCCTCCATGTCGATGGCCATCTGGCAGCCGATGATCGGCTGGATGCCTTCGTCCATGGCCTTCTGGGAAAATTCCAGGGCGACGAACAGATTGTTGGTATCGGTAATGGCAATCGCCGGCTGACCATCCGAGGCGGCCTTGCCGAGGATCTTCTTGAGCGGCAGCGCCCCTTCCAGCAGGGAGTAGGCGGAATGAACCCTCAGGTGGACGAAGTGCGGATCTGCCTCCGTCTGATCGCCCGAAACCGCCGTGTCATTTCCATCTGCCATGTCGCCGCCATCCGATTCAGAGGCAGCCATTGTCCGGTCTCGGAGGGGTGAAGTCCAGCCGAAGCTTTCCGCATCACCTTAAAATGTGGGGACACCGCCCGGCCCCATGGCCATGAGGTAAACGCAGACGCAGACGAGAAAGGTCATCATGGAGGCAAAAGCAGCCACATCGCGGAGGTAGTCAGTCATCAGCGCTCTCCTTTTCCGTTATGTTTCTACTTTGTTCCAAATATGTTCACCCGTCAACAAAAAGAACGAAGGCGGAACAAACTTGTTTAACCGGAGGTAAATGGAGGTCGTTTTGCCCGCTTTCCACAGGGACCCGAATTCTCTCCGCTGCCGGCCGATGCGCCGTGCGCAGCCGCCATTCTTCACGCGGCCGGTTTCGACCCGTGCTGTGCCACTGGATTCGGCCGGGGCGCTGAAAGCTGCCTCGTCGGGGAGTTTATATGTGACACCTCTCAGCGCCCCGTTCGGTTGTTTGTGCCCGCCGGTCGGTCCCTCTGTCTGAAAGGCCGGTGGTGCCGTTTGCCATCGCCGTTCCTGTAGCGCGCAAAATCGCGTGGCACAGCGCGCAAGATCGATTGGCAGCAGTTTAAATCCATCCCGATCAGCCCAGAAGCCGGTTTAGATGAGTACCCCAGCCACTACGGCGACGGCTGGGGTATGGCGCATCTCGCCATCGCCAGCAATCATTTTGCCGGGCCGCTGATGATCAGCTCCTTCACGTCTTTGACGCGCCCCTTGCCCTGCAGAGAGTAGCGGCAATCCACCTCCTCCACGGTGAACCGATCAAAGGTCTCGTAGACCCCTGGAACTGCATTTAAGGAGAGGATGAAGCGGCCTTTGAGATGACTTAAAACCTCAGCCATTTCGGCGAAGTCATCACGACTGAACACCGCCCTGCCGTAATCATCTTCACAGCCCCAGTAGGGTGGATCGAGATAAAACAGCGTGCCTGGGCGATCATACCGCTCGATGAAAGACCGCCAGGATAGGTTCTCGATCACCACGCCGGCCATCCGCTCGTGAATCTCCTCAAGCTGAGGAGCCAGTTTCAGAAGGTTAAACCGGCCGCCGTCCATCGTGACACCGAAACTCTGGCCACGCACTTTCCCAACGAAAGCGAGCCGCTGGAGGTAGAGGAAACGCGCCGCGCGCTCCAGATCGGTGAGCGTTGTCGGATCGGTCTTCGACAGTCTCTCAAACTCGCGGCGGCTGGTGACCTGAAACCGCAGCGTATCCATGAACTGCGGATAGTGCCGCTGAAGGATCCGGAAAAGGTTGGCGACCTCTCCATTGATGTCGTTGATAGCCTCCATTTTCGGTGCCATGGACCGTCTCAGAAAAATGCCACCCATCCCGACGAACGGTTCGCAATACGCCTCGTGAGGCGTCGAATTGATCCTGCCGATAATCGTCTTGGCGAGGATCCTTTTGCCGCCGATATAGGCAGCGGCTGGAGCGACAGGCTGAACCTCTGTCAGATTGACCATTTCAAAAAGCCCACGAGTCAGTCACACCTTTTTTGCCCTGCAGGGTACGGGTGCGACAGTTATTTGATCGTGCTGTCGGACGGGTCAGGTCGCCAAACTTAGCCCCGTCGTTCGGTGCGCATGATGCGCACCGGCCGCCCGGCTATGAGCCGAGCGGAATGGTCTGATCCACGGGCCGCCAGGCCGGGTCGGCATCGACCGCTGGAGCCGTGATGCCGGCCATCACCACATCAATGACACGTTGACCGTCCTCAAGAACATGCTCTGCCATCGGGTGGTTTTCGAGATGCGAGATAATCCACCGCCCGTCGGGGATCTGGCGTGGCACATCCCAGGTCAGCGTCACGCCGGCCGGATCGTCCTGGCCCGCACGCTTGCCAATGACCGCACCATCTGCCCGGATCGTGTAGCCTGCCTCCTCGTAGCAGTCGCGTCCGCGATCATCGATCAAGGCGACCGCTGCGGCCGCCGACGCCAAATCGGGAAAAAGCAGATACCGCATTATTGCAGCCTCATGGATTGGGTTGTCCGGTAGGGATGATCCGCAGCCAGTTGCGCGGCCATGCCCCATTTGGCGTGCAGATAGCCCTCCAAACGCTGGCGGGTGGTGGTGGAGAGAGCACCGGATACCGCCAGCATCTCGCCGCACCGCATAGCCGCATATTTTGACGAGACACCGTTGAAGAAGAGCCCGAAATTGTTGCCGGTGCCGATCCCCGTGCCCGAGGCGTCGCCCGTATAGACGATGCCGGCGCGGCCAATGGCGGAGCCAGTGCCATTGTAGTAGTCCATGCGCACCGCCGGCCCGGCGGTATAAGCGCTCGTCGATGAAAAGCCGGTCGTGCCGCCAAAGATAGCCCAATTGGCGGTCCCGCTAGCGCGATATCCCACGGGACCGAGATCACCTCGCCGGTAGAGGGCAGCGTCGCCGCTGCCTCCCACATAGGCGTCCAGCGTCGTCCAGATCGAAAACGGTGGTGTGATTGCAGCGACCAGATTGCCGATCAGGCCATCGTCCACGCCATCGGGTATCGCGCATGCAAGCCCGCCGATGCCGCCCGCCAGAAGCGCCGGCTGGCGCGCACCCACGGTCTGCGCAAAGGACATTCGTCCACCGACGCCGGCTACCGCCGAGATGGCCGCACCGTTGAGGGTTACCAGATCGGATCGGGAAAAATCGACCCACATGGGAATCGTTTGCCCGGCATCGGTGGGCACCCACATCTCGATGGGCGCGCTCGTCTTGCGTCCCTTGCGGTAGGCGATCGCCTGCCCCTCGTATCGGGACAGCATGGTCCAGGTCTGGCCCGTTGCTCCGTCAATCGCCACGCCGTCCGCATACTATTGTCCACCGGCCAGGGATGCCGCGTAGACCGAGCCAGCGTATCCGCTGCCCGATTGGACGGAGATGACGGGCGTATAGGCGCTGCTGCTCAAATCTCCGGTGGGAGAGAGCGACGATCCGAGCGCAAGAGCGACCTGGAATGGCCTTGCAAATCCGCTCATACGTCCGTCCAGGCTTTGACCGTCGCCCCGGCCGTGTTGTTGCGCATCGTGATGCGCACCAGCGGCAGCTTCCTGAAGGTCGCGATCGGCGGTTCCGTCAAATACGAGATGGCGCCGACTTTCAGCCAAGTCGCGTTTGAATCGGCGCGCGCTTCGATTTCGACGACCGCCTTTGATCCTGCACCGAACTCGGCCTGTAGTGTGAAATCATCCGTGGGGCTGAAGGATGCGCCGCTGTTGTCACTTTCGGCGATGCTGTTGATGCGAAGGGTCATGTGGGCTCCGATGATAAAAGATCAGTAGTAGGGAATGCGCCGCTGCTGGCCGCAGATCGCCACCAGCATGTATCCGGCCGGCTTCGGCCGCGGGGCGCTAGCGTCATCGGCACCGCCTGCATCGATAGGTGTGGGAGGAATTTTTCCGGCGCCGCCGTTCTTAGTGCACATGCTCATTTGGCCTGCGATCTCCACACCGATCAGAAATAGGGGATGCTGCGCTGGAAGCCGTTGATATCTAGTCGGATGTATCCCGTAGGATTTAAGGGCATTGCGCCAGCTGCACCTGCACTGGGAGCAGTGGTCGTCACACCCTGATTGCGGAGCCCGATGATATATCCAAGCCGCAGCCCCAGCCCGTTGCCGTCCTTGTCAGAGATGTCCAGACCGGCGGTGCCATACTGGGAAAGCTGCATGACGTTGGCAGCCGTTGGATCGCCGAACCACAAATCTCGAATGAATTGCAAACGTGCCTTGGTAGGGTCGCCCCCTCCATACGCCTTGGCGAAGTTGATTGTCGGCGCAGAGCCTCCCAGATAGCCTGGTCCTGAGAGGTAGAACGTGTTCGCCTTCACAAAAATTGAGTCAACATCGCGATGCACACGCGTCCCGAAGGTCGTCAGGATGCCCAGCTCATCATGCAGCAGCTGCGAGACAAAACGGTTCGCCGCATCGAGCGGATGCGTGCCGTCGGTGATCCAGCCGAGGCGGACAAGTTCTGTATAATTCCGGCAGGCCCTGTAGCCGTCGAAATAGGCCGCGTAATTGGCCATGGCATTGTCGCGCCAGATTTTCTGGATAGCCAATTGCGAGGCTTCGCTGGTCTGGTCGGGGAGCGATCCGATGACGAGAACGGAACAGGCGGGCAGCGACGCGAAACGGGTGAACATCGCCGGAATGTTGACGCTGGCGTTTTCCTCCTTCGCCTGCACAATCATCAATTTGCAGTTAAACTCGGTCATCAGGTAGCTGAGAATGGCATCAGACGAATAGCCGTTGTTGGCAAGAGTGCTGCCGCCACGGCCGAAACCGAGCGGCACGATGCCGTAAGCGCGGAAACCTCCGCAATAGGACGACAGCACGACGACCTTCCCCGTCGCGGTCGCCACCATCTTGTATTTGATCGTGGGATCGGCCGTGAACTGAACCTTGGCTCCGCCGAGCGACGTATCAGACAGGTCAAGCGTCTGCGTATCATAGAGTGTGTTATTATCACGGTTGCGCAGCTCCACGCTCACGCTGCCCATGCCCGGCCCCTTGGCAAAATACATGCGCATGGTGGCAAATCCGTTTTGCTGCCCCATGTCGACCGTCACGGTCGCGCCGCTTGAAAGCTCGACATGGCCGCCATTCGGGAGATACGTGAAATCGACAAAGCCCGCACCACCACCGTCCGGCCGGCTCTGGTCGATCGGCAGGCTGCCGAGACCGGAGTTGAAATATGTCCCCGTCAGCGTCTGAATGGGGCCGGCAACATTGATCGTCGTGCCGCCGATAACGGCGCCCTGCTGAATTGAGGTGAACATCTGGAGCAGGAACGGCGACCAGACGTGGGGCGAGACGCTATCTCCGTAATAACCGATCCCGACAAATCCTGATGGCGATGCGGATGCCGCTGTTCCCGCGTTGTAGGCGTAGAGAGCCTTGTAGAAGTCCCTCAGATTGTGCTTGCCCTCCAGCAGCGACACGCCCTCCAGTCGTGATGCCACCGTGGTGCGTTGCCGCTCATAGCCGATCATGCCGGCGCCCAGCGCCGTGCTGGACTGGCTGGCGAGATCGGCCACCGTGGCGCCCTGGTAGATCTGCCAGCGCGGCGCGGCGAGATCCGTCGCAAAGGTGCCTGCCGTGTGCGCCACCGTGCAGATATACTGAACGCCGCCCTGCATCACGGTATCGCGCACCGCATAGGCGGTGCCTGTCGCCCAGTTGCCACGGTGATTGGTGATGATCGCTGTCGAGGCCTCGATACGATCCTCGGTCGCCACGACAGCCGTGCGATGCGCCAGCGCCTCGGAGGCGGCCGCCTGCGCCAAGATCCGATCGGCATCCGCTGCCGCCGCAGCCGCATCGGCCGCCGCCTGTCCGGTGTCGGTCGGCAGACCGGCAACCTTTACCCAGCCCCCCGCCTGCCGCTCGTAGATGCCGCGATCGGCGCCGACGAGGGCGATGCCGGTCTGTCCGACGCTGGCCCCGGAGACTGCGTCCAGAGAAGCTTTCGAAACACGCGCATAGTCGGCGGAGACCAGAAGGGCCAGCGCATCGAGCGTGGCGCCCAGCGCGCCGCTGGCGGCCAGCTGCGTGGCGAGATCCTGAATTGCCTGAACCGCGGTTGAGCTGTTGCGATTGACAATCACCTCGTCACTGACTGCGACGCGGTTGCTGATATTGGTTGTCCTGGTGCCGTCTAGTGCCATGGGTACGCCTCAACGAATGTTAACGGTGAAGGGGCCGCTGACCGGTCCCGGCAGGCCGTCCGCGTTCTGCGGTTCCAGCCAGATGTAATGAGTGCCCTGCGCCAGGCAGGTTGCGGTTTCGAGATAAGCGACGACATTGTCGATCGATCCGTCGAACGCAGATGAAGCCAGTAGCGAGAACGTGTCGTTGCCCGTGACCGCCTGGATGCGGTCGGTGAAAATTCCATTGGTAGATTGGGCAACACCTGTTCGCGTTGAGCCACCGGTCAACCTGGATGTCACCGTTCCAGCAGTGACGTCCGCGATCTGACCGGAGATGCGGTAATATTTGCCGCTGACAGCCGCGAGGGGCTGACTGATGGCGTCGGCCGTGCCGGGCGTGTGACTTGCCTTGCCGCCGGCGATTGTCCAGCCCGGCCCAAGCGTCCATGTTCCGGCGCTCTCCATGTTTCCATTGGTCAGCAGGTTTTCACGCGTGGCATCGCCGATCGGTTGCGAATAAGACCGCGACGGAACAACGGCGACCGGTGCGCCGGCGCTGTCGGCAGAGCGGTTCAGCGTGCTGGACGTCGAGCGGTAGATCTGAACTTGGGTGGTTGCCGTATCGTCCGACGTCGACCATTGCACCACCGCGCCGCCGAGCAAGGGTCCGAACGTGATCATGGAGGCATTGAGAGCAACCGGAATTGCCGCATCGAATGCACCGACAGTGAATGTCACCATCGGCGTTACCGGACCCGAAACGTTGCTGGCGGATCTGGCATAGGCCCGCATCTGCACCACATCGCCGTTGGCATAACCCGAGATCTGGCCACCGCCATTGGCGGCCGGGATCGTGAGCGGTGTCCAGGACGTCGCTCCAGACAGCCGATGCTCAACCACAAAGGTTGCGGATGGGATCGCGCCGGAGCCGGGCACGATCAGATAGCTGACAAGGCCTGCGGCACCGGTTTCCGAAACACCGGACGAAATGCTCGTGAAGCGCGGCGCCGGCGGCTGCAACGCGGCCCCGTCCACTTCGGCGCCGACGCGGCCGTTCCACGCCGGAATGACTTCCGCATCCACCAGCTGATCGATGATCGGCGCGGCATCGATCATCCGATAATGCATCGAGAAGTCTTCGCCCGACTTGCCGCCCTGGATGATGACAGGAATGCTGTCGCTGCTGAACGAACCAAAATGGACGATGTCTCCGGCTGCGGGCAGCACTCCGTCATCGACCAGCGCTAGCACCCGAGTCTCGCCGGCAACGGTTCGAACCCGCCTCAGGACCGAGGTTCCGATGCTGTCCGTCTCGTCAGCAAACACCCGGACGCGCAGGCCATAGACACCGTCTGCAGCCATCGTCACGGGATCCGAAAGTTCGACCATGCGTCCTTCGGCCGAGATAACGCGCGGCGCGGACTGGGTACGGTCCAGTGTATCCATCGACAGCATCACCAGATCGCCTCGCGTTGCGACCCGCACAGGCCCATCCTGGGAGGCCTGGTAGACGTCCGGACGATGGATCGTCTCGTACATCCGCCGGCGGGCTTCACGATAGACCTCGACAGGGTCCGTTTTTCCGGGAAGTTCAAGCGCCTCGGTCAAAGTGATGTCGCCAGTGTGACCGGGCCACGGCACCAGTCGCTCGGCCGAGGCGTGATCATTCGTCTCGTCCAGGAACTTGACGCGAAACCCGTCCGGAGGGCGCACATAGGTGCGCGTGCACTTCATGCTGTAGGCATTGCGAGGATTGATGTGATCAATCACGAGCGTCTGCTGCCGGTCGATCACCACGCCCCAGCGCACGCCGTCATGCCGCGGCGAGGCGCGACCTGCGGCCGCAACCTCGGCCAGAACATCCCCCAGCGAGGTCTGGCCATCATCGAGCACGCGATCGTATTTGAGATCCTTGAGCCGGCAGAAATTATGCCAGTCGATCAGCTGCTCAAGATCGATGCCGGAATCGCTCACCGGTCTGGGATTGGCGGGCGACTGCAGGACATAGCGGAACAGCGATGCCGGATTGCGTGTCGCCCGTTCGATCCAGGTGCCTGTGGTGTGGTCATAGTCCAGACAGACGCGGGTCAGCCTGGCGTTAAAATTGTCGAGCTGGCCGTTGAGCTGGTGCGTTGCCTTGATCCGGAGCGCGACAAGAGCAAGCGGCTGTCCGAAGTTCAGCGGATACTCCGGACGAATGGTCTGCAAAGCCGCCCATGATGTGCGCTGCTGGACGCGGATATCGGTCGATTCCCCGGTCATCATCACCAGCCGGACCTGCCAGCGGCCGCGAGACGGAAAGTCCCAGGTATGCTGTCGATAAAATGCCTCCAGCGAGCGGGCCGTGATGTTCAGCGTGACGACATCCGTCCAGGCCGCCGAGCTGTCGGCGCTGGCAAGCCGTTGCTGGATCTTGACCGACACGCTGGTGTCGCGCACCGAACCATTGTCATTGGTGGCATAGAGACCGGAGGGCCATGCGAGGATGACGGATGCACCGGATGCATCCGCGCCGGTCGTGCGGGTGACCGGAGTTTCCTGGGGTGTGCTGCCGCCAATGATGTTGCCGAGGTCGTCACGCGGATATGGCCGCGTCAGCTCGGTCCCGATATTCTCTTCTGCGACCTGACGCGGAAACAGCCCGATCGGCGTGTCGGTACTCACCCCGTCGCGCACCTCGACCTCGACCTCGTCATATTCGGACAGCGAGGTTTCGCCGATGCGCATATCGTCGATCGACAGGCGGCCGTAGCCGCAGCAGAACAGGCTGCGGATATAGAGCCAGTTGCCCACGATCTCATTGTAGGAGAGTGCGGCGAAAGGGGGCGCGTAGCGGATCGATCCCAGTGGCACAGGGATGGCGCCGTCCGGCTCCGCCCGGTTGCGCCAGCCGGTGATTGAGTACCGGTTTTCGCGGTCCTGGTTCTTCGGCTTGACTGGCGGAATGAGCGCATTGATGAGGAGGTTGCCGAGGACGGAAATCCCGATGCCGATCGCGGCCGAGGCAAACACGCTGCCGCCAAAATAGGCTGCGGCCCAATACTGACCGAGCGCGATGGCGGCGATCGAGACGACGATCTGCAGGATGGATCGCAGAACGGACTTACCGGGAATGACGCGAATGACGACGCGAACACCTGGATGAGGGCGAGCGCAATGCCAAATGGCCGGAGGCACGATCTGCGAGCCCCGATCGGTGACCAGCGCAACGCGGATATACTCCCGGCCGATGGCACGATCCGGAATCACGAGATCCACGATTTCAGCGATGGTCAATCCAGGCGGAAGGTCGCGCTCGATGCGGCAGGTGCCGGGATCAAGAGCCGGCGCGGCCAGAACGGGTATGAGGCCGGTCTGCTGGGTCATTTGGTGGCCCTCGAAACCAGTTCGACATGCCTGTAAACGCCCGTTAAACGATGCCGCCACGCGCCGGCCTGGTAGCTCTCGATCTTGGCGCAATCCTCGCCGGCCGCATGCAGCATGATGCCATGCTGGACGACAATGCCGATATGGCTGTCCATTCGGCCGCGCCGGAAAACGGCGAGATCAAAGGCCACTGCCGTGCCATGAACCGGCACCCACATCGGCAGTTGCTTGGCCCCATCCACCAGGGCTGCGATTTCCGCATGTTCATCGACGGACGTGTAGCCGAGATAGTCCGGCAGGCTGATCCGCAACTCCTCGCGATAGACCAGGCACGCCAGACCCCAGCAATCGGCGCCTTCGAGGCTGCGGCCATGCGACCGGAACGGAGTGCCGACGAAACGATTGCTCCAGCTCATAGATGCAGCCCCGGAAAAACATTCTTGGTCATGCGGCCGCCGGGAAAATACTCGTTTTCGATCTCCTCGCGGCTGACCGACAGCGTGATCTCGCCGGCATCGATGTCGGCCGACAGGATTTCCAGATCCGTGTATTCGACCTCGATCGAGGACGGCGACGAGGCCAGCACAACGGCCATGTGGATCGTCGCGATGTCCGTAAAGGACCGCACGATCGCGACCATGTCCTTGTCCAGATTGTCCAGCACGATCGTTGCGGCGGCGGGCGTATCCTCCTCATCCGAGGGGAGAAGCGTCGAAGCGACCACCCACAGGAAGGGCTCCGTTACCGGATTGGCGCCGCGCCAGGTCGAGCGGGTGCCGTAATAGAGCGGATCGTCCGACAGACGTTCCGTATTGTCGGTAGACAGACGGATAGGAACATCGAGCGACGGATGGTTGATCTCGAACAGCGCCACATACAGGTCGGCGCTCGCCTCGGCATCCTGCATCAGCCGTGCGTTCATGGAGACACGTCTCATGGCATCACCAGCACTTGGAACGTTTTGCGAAACTCGCGGCCGACGATGGTTTCCGTGGGCAACTGGTCGCCGAAGGTACACAGCCACATCGCTGCCATCAGGATCGGCTGGCCGTCACTGGTCAGCAGCAGCGAGCCATCGCTTGCCCGGAGCGCCCAACCATCCGTGGTCGGGTCCGGCATGCGAAACGGCCGCGTGCCTTTCTTGGTGTCGTGTTCGAAGAAACCATCAAACATCGACCGCTGATCAGCATCGAGCAGAACGCTCAGCGTCACCGCCATCGCCACATTGGAAAAGCGCAGCCGGCTGCCGCCTGTGCCCGTGTCCGACTGACGGCGCAGGCGCGCCTCCTGCGGCTGTGCGCTCCAGGTACTGCGCTCCGGCTTCGGAAGCTCCTCAGGCCACGTCGCGATCGTCAACGATTGATCCTCCGCGGCTTCAGGCCAAATTCCGTCTGCAGGGTGCGGCGCGTCGGATTGCCGGGCTGGGCAATCGCGGCGGCTGTCGCCTCGCCGATCTGGACGATGGTTTGCTTGCGGCCGCGCTCGTCGGTGCGCTCCTCGGCGCGGACCCGCTCTTGGCCATAATTGTTGATGACGATCGACGAGCCGCCGGTGCCCGAAGCACCGCCAGCATTTGCGGCGGACGGCATATTGCTGTTGGCGTTGGCATAAACCGGGGCGATCGAGGCCACATAGCCGCCGGAAGCAAAGCCGGTCCTTCCGCCGCCGCGTGCCATTCGGCGTAGCGCGTCCAAATTCTGCACGCCGATCGCAGCCGTCGAGATCTCGTCGAAAACATACTCTTTTTCATGGACAAGACCTGCCACCCGTGTGGGATCGGATCCGCCGGTCGCGCCGCCGCTGGAAAAACCACGCACCAGGAAAGAACCAAACGTCGTGTTCGGTGCCCAGAACGAACTGGTCGGCGACACACCGCCAAACAGCTTGCCAATCCCGCCCAGGAGCGAGGAGAAAAAACCGCCCGACGATGCGCCACCGGTTGCAGCGATATTCCCGATCTGACCAAGACCGTTTGCGAGTTGCCCAAGCCCGTTGCCGAAGACACCGAGGTTTTGTGTCGCCGCGCCCGATGTGCCGGCGAGCGAGGCAAGAGACGCCGAGGCCTCGGTTGCGCGGCGGATCTGCAGTTCCGAGGCGTTGATCCAGCTGGTCGTTACCGAATCCTGCTGATTGCCCGACAGCATCTGGAACTGCTGCTGCCCACCGAGCCAGCGACTGGCACCGGTGGCAAAGCCGACATGCCCGCCCGTATTGCCAGCGCCGAGGCCGCGCGTCTGCAGCAGGATGTCACCGCGCATCAGCTGGGACGGATCGATCGCGCGGCCCCAGTTCTGGAAGGCATTCGCGGTCAGTGATCCCGTGCCGTCGATGCCGACCTGTTTGAGGGCCGAGTTCACGAAGCCGGCGCACCAGGCCGTGGTGGCGGCATCGATGTCGACGCCGCCTGCGCGCAGGAAGGCGTTGATGTCGGTCCGCTGGCTGAGTTCGTTGGCGCCGATCAGGCCCATGGCCTTGTCGACGGCATTGCCGGCCAAGCCGGAATAGCCGCCAGGCACGTTGCTATTGGCTGCGCCGCCGAGGAGGTTGCCCACGCCCGATCCGCCGACGCCAGAACCGATGCCGCCATTGATGACAACAGTCCCCGCCATCACCGACATGGAGCCGACACTGCGGCCCATCGCATTCGAGACGATTGCGCTGGGATCGGACTGTTTTTGCCCGAACAGCCGGCCGACAATGCCGCTGAGGCCGCCAATGTCAGACAGCGTGCCATAATCGGTCCCGAGCAATGCGTTCTTCAGCGGGTTTTTAACGCCGATTTCCAGGAATGTGCTCTTGATGTCCTTGGCGATGCCTTCCAGCGCGCCGGAGATGTCACCGCTCGAAAGCCCGTCTACGATCCCGTCGATGGCGTTTTCGGCGCTGCCCTGTACCTTGCCCCAGGCATCGGCCTGCTTTTCGATCTCCCGATTGAAAATCGCCATGGCATCCGCAGCAGCGCGAATGTCGCGTGCCTGATTGCTGTCGCTGCCTAGACCCATCTGACGGATCTTCTGCTCTGCCTCCAGCAGCGCCAGCGAACGCGCCCGCACTGTCGCGTTGGCACCGATCAACGCCTGTTCGACGCGCAGCTGCTCCATGCGCTCGTTCTGGCTGCGCAGATAGTCCTGTCCGGAGGCCAGCTTCTCCTGCTCGGCAAGACCGGCATAACCTGCGCGCAAGTCGGTGATCTGTTGGTTGAGATTTTGCTTGGCCCCTTCTTCCGCCGTCGCGGCCGCTGCGATCAGCGGGCGTAGATAAAGCTCTTCCTGGAGCATGCGGTTGGCGTCTGCCGACGTGATTGTGCCAGCAGCTACCAAGGCATTCAGCCGGGTACGCACCTCCAGCTCAGCCTGCATGTCCTGCGCCTGGGCGCGTGCCGTGCTAATCGTCTCCGCGATCACCCGGTTGCGAGCACGACCGGCATCGATTTCGATCGAGGTCGTTGAAACCTCTTGATCCGCCATTTGCAGCCGTGTGCGGCGCGCTTCAAGATCCGCACGCACCATCGGATTGCGCTCGCTCTGAATCTGGATATCAAGCCGATCCAGTTCGGTCAGGCGCTGCTGGCGATTGATGATGCTGTCCAGCACGCGCTGCTTGGCATCGAGCGTCGAAGTGCGTTCGTCCTCGTTGATGCCGGTGAGCTTTGCACCGTCCCTCAGCGTGGCGATTTCGTTCTGCAGCGTTTGGATGCGCCGGCGATCCGCTCCGGCGCTGGATGTGTCGATCAGGTTGGTGACCGCGCGGCTGCGTGCTATTTGCTCCGCCTGTTCCTTCTGGCGAGCGGCTTCGGCATCCCGCCGCTGCTTTTCCGCCAGCAGGCTGTCTAGATCTGATTTTGCATCCGGCAGCGCGAGACGCGCTGGATCGAAGCGCCAGGATTGGGAGAGGCCATCGAATCTGGCCTGCGCACGGGCGATCTGCTCCTCAAGGGTCGGCCCCTCGGCAAGCTTGTTGATGATCTGGCCAACGCTGTCATACGCATCGCTCGCAAATGTGGCGACCGACGACCACGCCCGCCCCAGCGCCGTCGTCGCATCCGTTGCTTTCACGAGCCGCTTCGGCAATGCATCGAGCAGGACCGCTTGCGCCTCCGAAGCCCGGTTCTGCTGGGCAAGGTTCGTCGCCTGCCGCGCCGTCGCAGCGGTAATCAGGCCGTATTGCTGGTAGAGCGTCTGGGCGGCCTTGGCCGGGTCGGCAAACATCTCTGCCAGCGCATCGCCGGCCGAGGCGGCATCGAGACCGATCGTGGCGCCAAAGTCCTTGCTGATGGCGATCAGCTTCTCGAAGTTTTCCGAGCCGATGCGGCCGGTGCGCAGAAAGCCCGCTTCCATCGAGCGCGCGGCCGACACCGAAATCCCGGCGGCGGATGCGCCGGCGCGGGCCGAGGCTTCCATCTCGGCCGAGGTGCCCGCGACCGCCAGGCCAAGGCCCTTGGCCGCTGTCTCGACTTCCTTCGTCGACTGCAGATAGCTCGACCAGGCAGCCGCGCCTGTCACGGCAACAGCGGCGAGCCCGGCAATGCTGACCGTCAGTGGGGTGATCAGCCGGGCAGCGCCGGATGCGATACTGCCCAGATCCTTTAGGGCTGCATTCACGCCACCCTGGCCGGCATAGATCTGCACGATCTGCGGTCCCTGCTGGGCAAGCACCATGCCGATCGGCATGCCGCCGGCCAGCGACTGACCAACGTCGAAGGCCTGATAGGTGAGGTTCTGGCGTCGAAACTGGGCAGTCCCGTCGCTGTCTCCGAGCGCCCTGTTGCGGCCCTTGATCACGTCGATCGAGGCCAGCGTTGCCTGACGCTGGCGCGAGATCGCCGCCGTCATCTCGTCGGTAGAGAGGACGCCCTGCGCGTGCAGCGTCCGGATCTCGGTCAGCTGCGTCTTGTACTGGTTGATGACGGCAAACAGCGGATTGTGTTTCGCGCGCAACTCGTCGAGCGAGCGGCCCTGCATGACAAGCGCCCCGGTCCATTCCCGGACATTCTGGTTCGCCGCCGGCGCGCCGAGACCCATCTGCGCGTTGATCAGCGCCTGCAGTCTCGACGTCGTGGTCTGCGCTTCGGTTCCGATCCCCGCGATCTCGGCCTTGGTGGCGCGCGCACCAGCCGGAACCTGGCTGGCGTCGAGCGTCACGACGGCCTGGAGTTTCAGCGGGGTGGTCAT